CAACTTACTATTACTCCCAGGATTAACTGATGCCGATCACTCTTCACAAATTACTACAGCAATTTCAAATGCTGAAAGTAGAGGAGATAATATGGTAGTAGTTGATCCTGTAAACTATGGAAGTACATTAGTGCAAGCTACTAGTGAAGCAGCAGGTAGAGATACTTCATACGCTGCAATGTATTGGCCATGGGTAACAACACTAGATCCTGATACAGGAGATCAAGTTAAAGTACCTGCCTCAACATTGATGGGTGGAGTATTTGCTTTCAACGATAATGCTGGAGAGCCTTGGTTCGCACCTGCTGGTATTAACAGAGGTGGAATGGGTACTGTTATTAGAGCTGAAAGAAAATTATCTCAAGCAAATAGAGATTCATTGTATGAAGCTAATGTAAACCCAATTGCAACATTCCCCGGAACAGGAGTTGTAGTATACGGACAAAAAACACTACAAAAACAAGCTAGTGCATTAGATAGAGTAAATGTAAGACGATTATTAATCGAACTTAAATCTTACATTAGTCAAGTCTCACAAACACTAGTATTTGAACAAAATACAGCTGCTACAAGAAATAATTTCTTATCACAAGTAAACCCATACTTAGAAAGTGTACAACAACGTCAAGGTTTATACGCATTTAGAGTAGTAATGGATGATACTAACAACACAGCAGATGTAATTGATAGAAATCAGTTAGTAGGCCAGATCTTTATCCAACCAACTAGAACAGCTGAATTCATTTACTTAGACTTTAACGTATTACCAACGGGTGCAACATTCCCATCATAAAGGTTAAAAGAGTAAATATTTATAATAGAATAAAATAAATAGAAAATGGCAGTATTAGATCCAAACGAAATATTTTTCACAGCCTTTGAGCCAAAACAAACTAACAGGTTTGTTATGTACATGGATGGTTTCCCAACTTTCATGGTTAAAGGAGTAGGTGGTGTGAATGTGTCTCAAAACGCAATTGAACTTAATCATATTAACGTTCAACGTTTTGTAAAAGGTAAAACCACTTGGGGACCAATTTCATTCACATTATTTGACCCAATTACACCATCTGGTGCACAAGCTGTAATGGAATGGGTTCGTTTACACCACGAATCAGTAACTGGTAGAGATGGTTACTCTGATTTCTATAAGAAAGATTTAACTTTCAACGTAATTGGGCCTGTAGGTGATGTTGTTTCAGAATGGATCATTAAAGGTGCTTTAATTACTTCTGCTAATTTTGGTGATTTTAACTGGGATAACGACGGTGCTGTTGAAATTTCAATGGAAGTACAACCTGATTACTGTATCTTGAACTTCTAAAAGAAAAATAAATACTTTTTAAAGAGAGCTTGGCTTCGGTTAAGCTCTTTTTTATTTTAATATGTATACTTGTAACAAAGTTATTATAAATAAAAGATATGGAATTTAAATTACCAACTGAAACTGTTGATCTACCTTCTAAAGGTTTACTCTATTCTGAAGATAACCCACTTTCTTCTGGCCAAGTAGAAATCAAATATATGACTGCTAAGGAAGAAGATATTCTTACCAATCAAAATTATATTGCTAACGGTACTGTATTAGATAAATTACTTAAATCCCTAATTGTCACAGATATTAATTATAATGATTTGTTAATTGGTGATAAAAATGCTATTATGATAGCTGCTCGTATTTTAGGGTATGGTGCTGAATATAAATTTAATTACAATGGTAAAGAAAAAACAGTTGATTTAACCCAAATTGATAATAAACCAATTGATGAATCTCTTTATAATAGGGGTATCAACGAATTTAGCTTTACCCTCCCTACTTCAGGTAATGAAATTACATTTAAAGTTCTAACTCATGGTGATGAAATTAAAATCAATCAAGAATTAGAGGGTCTTAAAAAATTAAATAAAGAAGGTTCACCTGAACTTACAACTCGACTAAAACATCTAATTACTTCAGTTAATGGAGAAAAGGATCCAAAAGTAATTCGAAGTTTTGTAGATACAGCATTTTTAGCTAGAGATACTAGAGCACTTAGAGAATATATTCAGCAAATTCAACCAGACGTAGATTTAACTTTTTTTCCCTCCGGGACAAAGAGATCAGTCTCTATCCCAATTGGGGTTAGCTTTTTTTGGCCTGACGCCGACTTCAGCTAAGGAATATAGAGTTAAATTCCTTTCTCAAATACACGAAATTTGCTTTTTTGGACAAGGAGGTTATTCATGGACAGAAGTTTATGATATGCCTCTTTGGCTTCGTAAATTTGTTTATCAAAAAATAAAAGAACATTACGATAAACAAGCAAAACAAGTTAAACAAGCAAAACAAAATAAAAATTCTAACACCCAAAACCTAATTAACCCAGATGGAACTGTAAAGTCTCCTACAAAAAGTAGCTATAAATAATATTTATTACATATAGATTAGATTATGGCTTTAGAAGACGATATTAAAGGAGCAAACGAAGAACTTAGACAGTTAAACGATGCCTTAGCAGGTATTGAGGCTAATTTTAATGCCGCCGTTAGTGCTCAAAACGGTATGAATAAAGCTGCTCGAAGAGTAGCTAATACCTATAAAAATGATCTTACTAAGGCTACTAATATATTCAAAGACAGCAACCAAGAAATCTTAGAACTCCAGAAAAAACAAAATAATGGAGTTAAATTAAATGCTAAAGATCAACAAAAATTAGCACGCCTAGAAACTAAAAGATCTAAAGCTCGTTCAATAGCTGAAAATGCTATTACAAGTTTAAGAAGAGAAGGTGTAGATTTAGGTACTGAAGATGTTATTAATTACTTAGAAGCTGTAAATGCCTCAGAAGAATTAGCTAATAAAGGTAAAGAACTAGTTAAAAATGATATTCTTAGAAGAGGTTTAACTGGTAATATCCTAGATACCTTTAAAGAATATCTTGTTAATTTAGATAAATCGGGACTAGCGGGTGCTATACTAAATGAAGAATTAACCTTAGCCCAAAAAGCATTATTAACTTCTGAAGCTGCAATGTTAGCTTTTGCTAAGGGAGCCATACAAGGCAGTGATAATATAGCTAATCTTCAGAGAGAATTAGGTATATCCGCTGATGCTGCTTTTGATTTACGAAATGGTTTAGCTATAGCAGCATTTGAATCTGAAAAATTATTTATTACCTCACAAGATCTAGCAGTTTCTTTTAGTGAATTAACTAAACAAACTGGTTTAGTTGCTGATTTTGGAGGTGAAACTTTAGTTACTTTTTCCACCCTAACAGAACAATTAGGATTATCATCTGAAGAAGCAGGTAAATTAACATTATTGTCTAGAATTCAAGGTAAAAATACTGAAGATATTTTAGAGAATACGGTTTCTACTGTAAGTTCATTAGTTAAACAAAACGGAGTAGCAGTTAATGTTAAAGGAGTATTAAGTGATGTTGCTAATGTTAGTGATGCTATTGCTGTATCTTTAGGTAAAAACCCCGTAGCAATTGCTGAAGCAGCTACTCAAGCACGTTTATTTGGTTCTAATTTAGAACAAGTAGACAAAATAGCAAGTAGTTTATTAGATTTTGAATCCTCTATAGCTTCCGAATTAGAAGCAGAATTACTTACAGGCAAACAATTAAATCTTGAAAAAGCTAGACTATTAGCTTTAAATAATGATTTAGCTGGTTTATCTGAAGAATTAGCTAATAATGAAGGTATTATCGAAGCATTTGCCTCAGGTAATAGAATCCAACAGGAAGCTGCTGCTGCTGCTTTAGGTATGCAGCGAGATGAATTAGCTAAAATTGCCCTACAACAAGACTATAATAATATGTCTGCTGAGCAGTTTAAATCTATATATGGAGATGTAACCTACGAATCACTTCAATCTCAATCTGCTAGTGAAAAATTTGCCTCTGCTCTAGAAAAAATTCAAGGTATTATAGGTGATATTTCTATTGTATTTGCTCCTATTATAGATGGATTTGCTAATTTAGTAACTTATATAGCTAAATCAAAAACAGGATTAGCAGCTTTAAGTGTGATAGCAGGGGGTTTAGCTGCTTTAAGTTTAGCTAACTCAATTGCAAATATATTTTCTACCTTCTCTAAAATTCCATTTGGTGTAGGTATTCCTTTAGCTATAGGAGCCACAGCTGGCCTTTTAGCTACTATTAGTTCTGCTAAATCTAATGCCCAAAAGGTTAATGATGGTATTGCCCCCGCAGGAAATGGCCCATTTACTATTACTGATGCTTATGGTGCTACCGCTATTACAGCAGCTGGTGATGGTGTAGCAGTTTCCCCAAATATATCCTCAGGTGGAGGAGAACAAAAACGTACTAATATGCTTTTAGAAAAATTATTAGCTAAAGATACTAACATTAGCATGGATGGAAGGAGATTAAATGATTCAATGCAAACCTCAGCAGTAGCCTATAACATAGGAAATTAATATTTTTAATATTTATAACAAAATAATATCATGGGATTAAAAGACAAATTAGCAAATAACGGCTCAACTTTATCTGAATTTGATGGGGCAACACCCCCACAAATGGATGGATCTAAAGACCAATCAAAATTACATTACCAATACTCTATTAATGGTAATCCTAATGTTGTAGGTAAACCTTCACCTTCTGGTTTGGATTTAAATGGTTTAACTCCTTCTAAGTACACAGATAACTTACCAGGATAATAAATGCCATTAGTTGATTTAAAAACTGACCTAACTTCTCTTAAATTTGGGAAGGATAGACCCGGTGGGGGCTCTAGTCGCGAACCTTTTGTAAAAGGTAAATCTTTAGATAAAAGAATTGCTGAAGATGGGATTGAGACTTTAGCTAGTACTGGTGGTACTGATATGTTTATCCGTGGAGAAGGTAAAGTTCTACCATCAATAGAAAAAGATTTAGAAAGATTAGGTAAATACTTTTCTACAGTCGAAGGTGGACTATTTACAGCTCAGCAAAATTTATTATCTGCTACTGGAGTTAGAATATATGGAGGTTACCCCTTTAGTATAACATCAACAAATTCATTCAGATTAAATGATGGAATATACACCCCAGCTTCAACATTAGCAGCTGCCTCTGGAATTTCAATAGGTGGTCACCCTAATAAACAAGGAGTTGATCCTACGGGATTATCAATATATGGTCGTCCTGAATATTTAAAATTATTAAAAGGAAATGATGATAATTTTATTACTTTAGATGATTCTATAAGGGGCACTAGTAAAAACAGATTAATTTCTTTATACAGAAAAAAAATTAAAAATAAAGGAGGTTCAACCGATACTGAACTTTATAGTTATTTAGGAGGACCCCAAGCAGCCAAAGGAGGAAATTTAAAAACTATCATCAAAACATCTTCAGATAGGACATTTGGTCAATACGAAGATTTTGGATTTGGTGGTTTATTAAGAACCAACCAATATCTTACTGTTGAAGGTTTTGAAATTCTTCCTCAAAATCTTTTTGATGAATTTAAGGGTAATATTAGACTTTTATATAAAAACAAGTTAGGTACTCCTAAAGGTCAAACCTTATACCAATATAATGGGGGTATAGGAGTAGGAAAAGTTAATGTTTTAGTAGATTACCAAACCCAAACTTTAGGTCGTCAAAACGGATTTTTAAATAATGGGGCTTTAACTTATTCTACTTTTAACCAAGATCAAATCAAATCATCTACTCCTAAAGGTAATGGTTCCGTAGGTAGAGTTAAAGACTTTAGAAAAGATTTATTATACAAACCCACAAGCATTATTTCCGATTCCCCAGATTATAATAGTAATAAAAGAATTGAAGAAAGGGTTAATTTAGGAGATGCTGGAGCTCGTGGAGTAGATAAAAGTAACTATACTACAGGACGTTCTGATTTACCTCAAGGTTTAGATAAAATCAATTCACTTTATTTATATAGAAGTGAAAACGTTACTACCGATAGTAGAAAAAATGACTTAGTTAAATTTAGAATTGCTACAATAGATAACGATAACCCTAAAATTAAAACTTTTACTCACTTTAGAGCATTCCTTACATCTATTAATGATAATATGAGTGCTACTTGGAATAATTTCAAATACACTGGTAGAGGAGAAAATTTTTATACATACCAAGGATTTAGTAATTCATATAGTTTAGGATTTACTGTAGTAGCCCAATCAAAACCAGAACTATCTATAATGTATCAAAAACTAAATTACCTTAAATCAACCCTAGCCCCAGACTATTCAGCAGATGGGTATATGAGAGGTAATATTCACCAACTTACAATTGGAGGTTATTTATATGAAATGCCTGGTATTATAGAAAGTTTTAATATAGCAATCCCTGAAGATACTACTTGGGAAATAGGTATTAACACTACAGGGGGATCAGATTCTACAGTAAAAGAAATGCCTCATAGAGTAAACGTAAGTATGGACTTTAAACCTATCTATAAATTCTTACCTCAAACCATAGGTTCTGGATTATCTAGCATTGAAAATCCTAATGGAATATTTGGTGCTGAAAACATAACCCAACGTTTTATTTCTTTAGAAGATGCTGACGGAAAAAGTGTAAATAACTTGTATAACGACGGAATAGATGATAGATTCCTAACACAAGAAGCAATAGCTGAAAAATTAGGAAATGAGTAGATATAATAACATACCTAAGACCAAAACCGAAGACGG